CGTACATGTAAGTGTAAAATCACGTAAGGTGGGTATTCAACACCCGACCACATCCTCCATTAATTCACATTCAACGAAGTCGTTTGTGACGAGAAAGGATGTTCATGGTCTGAAACATAAACAGGTAAAATTTTATTCTCTTTTCATTTTGTATTTTGTTTTAATGAGAAGTATACATAAACCCTGTGTAGTAACATATATGTCAGTTTCCGCAAAACTGACGCAATAAATAATTACTCAATGCGGCTTCTTGAGTAATGCAGGTTTTCAAACCTGGCTTAAAAATTTTGGCGGGCAACCGACGAAATAAGACAATTGATAATCATCTGCTGCTGCCATGAGTGTTTTTGTTGTTGAAAAATATCCTGATCCTGGTGTGGCACTACCATTAGCATAAAAACTAGCATAGTTGTAGTTGCCAGCATGGTCAGCTGCAGGATAAGTAGTTATTTCATTCACAGAACCAGTTAAAATGGCTCTAAATTCACTCATATAAGGCAGCGTAACAAATATGTTGTCTTCGCCTATTGCCAGACCATTTCCTGATTGATTGTTTAACGATACTAAGGCCGTAATAGCAGTATAAGGAAAATTAGTAATACCAGCATTGATTGGAGTTGCTGCTGCTACTTGATAGTAAATATTGGCGGTTGGATTATAACGAGCTCCAGCAGTATTGCTAGTGCCTCCAATAACGCCAAGTCTAATACCACCACGTTGAAAACAGTAACAACTCTTCATGTGGTTCCAAATACCACAATTCATATTGGTAACTTTCACGGCTCCAGTAACTGGTGTCATCCAACGTTGACCATTAATGTAGGGGTTTATCAAGAAACTATTGTCAAATGTAGCATAAGTAGATAGCCATCCCAATTGACGATATCTTAACAATAGTTCTTTGATACTGTTGGTTTTCTCTCCAACACATTTTGCAGCTGCCTCTAATGACTGAGAAGATCTAGGATAATCTCCTATTACTCCTTTAAACACGGCATCATCTCCTGAGTTCATTTGAGGTGAAAATACTTCAGCTGTTGAACCTACATTGGGATTTTGAAATTCAAATCCTGGTCCAGCTTGAACATAAGTTAGAACTTGTATACCAGCATAACACGTATCAGGACATCGAATTGGGTCTAACACAAGAACATAAAGGTAACCATTTCCTCCGTTAGTTTGTCTGTAATCTGTAGTTTGCATGAAAGGTATATCAAGCACTAGTTCGTTACTAGTAGATAAATCAACTATACTTCTAATTAAATACTGTGACGTTGTTGTGGTTGGAGCTGTAATTGTATATGGAGCCCAACAAAACATAAGTCTACCAGTATGAAATTTTGTCTTCACGAACTTAAATGTAAATCTAACAGTGCCTCTCCACAACGCAAACATATCAGAAAAATAGAAAATAGGAGGTCCTTGACTATAATTGACTGTAACTGCACCAATCGTTTTGAAAGTTTGCGTCAAACCGCCTGATCCTGCTAATATTACTCCACATCCCTGATAAAAGAGATTGGGAGCTAATGTAAAGACAGCCATTTGACTATTAGTTGCTCTACTCGTAGCAATTTCAAACGATTGAATTAACGCAGGAATTCTCAGTAAGTAGTCAAATGCCATTTCATCTGCATCTGTGAGACTCTTCTCACTAGTAACTTGTAACTCATTAGTGGATTTAAGAGCTAACTGCATAGAAACGTCTTGACCTTCACATGTAGACGAATAACGATTAGGCTGTTTTGTAACAACAGTAGGGGGCATGTCATTAACAGGCTTTGACCATCCATAGTTAGCGGCAACATGTTTAGCTTGTCTAGCTACCCAAGCTGCAGTTGTGCAAACAGAACTTAAAGAAGGAACTCCTTCAAAAATGTCTAACACTCTGGCAGTCATAGATAGACCAGTTTCAATATTAGTAAATGTTTTCTCTACGTTGCCAACTTTACGGATTTTTGGTACTTTAACAGTTCCAGCCATCTGTGGGTTTTGAGGACCTGACAATTCAACGTCTTCTAACCATACAAAAACGGCATAACCTGCATTTGTATCAGCTGCTGTTCCCATTAATAACTGAGAAAGAACTGACACATAAAAAGAACCAGGACCAGTTTCTTGTTCAGCTATTGACATCCAGTTATACGGGGTAATGTACGGAATCTTTAGAACGCACGCAGACTCAGAAGCATCAAGCTCCACATGAGGCTGCTGTGTTTTCGCAGTCAATTCCGTATTATGCATTGCTGCATAGGAAACACTTTGCAAATGTTGTGCATAAACACAAGGTAGAAAATGCAAAAGTAATTTTCCTTGCTGAAAGGGAGATGCATTAATTACAACTTTCACACAAGTTGTAAATCTCATAAACGCAAATCCTTCCAGTTTCTTCATCCAAGCAGTGTGGCTAGTGATAAGTGTCCAAATATCAACTCCTGTAAATAGTTGAACATTTTGTGCATCTAACGCCGACCAAGTACCAGTTGTATAAAGTGTAGGCTTGGCTAAAAAGTCTCGAATTCCTTGATAAACAATAGGATGATCGACACTATGATAAGCCGTAAATTCTGCTCGATTTACCATCGAATCCGATGGCATAGACGTTGTCGCAGTAACTTCGTCTTCATTAGTTGTTGTTGTTGTTGTTGTTGTTATAAGTGATTCCATATGTGTGTATTGATGGGGATTGCTGCATACCGAGCTAGGTGGTGGTTTAACGTCCCACCAGACGGAGACCCCTAAGGGTCACACTAGAAGTGGTATGCGTCTTTCTTGATTGTCGCGTAGAACGTTGTCTCCCACACGACATGTGGACAAGTGACGCCTGTTTCATAACAGCGACCACGTAACCAGCGAAGAAATGCTTCAAACTCATCAGAACCGTTCAAACTCATTTCACCTAGCGCAGTAAGCATAATCTCTTGTAAATCTTCATCATCTTTACACCATAGAACCATCTCATAACAAACCTCAGGTAATAGCGCTCCAACAACAAAGCCTAAAACCTTCTTCACTCTTCTCTTCAAAAACGTTACTTGTCCTGCAGATCGTAGTGTCGTAATAATAGAGTTTTTATCATCGGACGTATAGATCATTCCGATGTCGCTCATTTCTTGAGCAACTCCATC